TGCTGGCCATAGCCTACAGCTGCGCCCGTCAGGCCACCAACTGCACCCGCTTTCAGGGCCTGTTCCGGGGACATACCCGTTGCAAGGCCAAAGCCTGTGCCCATCGCAGCACCGGTGAAGCCTTGATTGAGCACGCTACCTGCTGCACCCGGCATATAACTACTGATGGACGGGGCGATTGTTCCGCCGATGTAGCCCAAGGCCGCACCCTTGAGCACGTCTTGTAGGTTTCCACCGCCCAATGCGGCCATGCTGCCGCCCACAAGTGCTCCAGTACCTGCCATGCCAAGACCTAAATTAAGGCCGGCCGGACCCAAAGCCATGGTCAAGCCAATGGTTAAAGCAATCTTGCCAATTGGGCTCTTAGCAATATCTTTAGCAACGTTTATTACTGCTCTAGCGGGCGCGGTAACTGCTTTCCACACTTTCTTCAGGAAGCCATATTCCCTCAAACCCGTGTAAGGGTTGATCGTGCCAAGGCCACCTGCTTTGCGCAGCATTTCAGCCTCTTGTGGGTTAATGTGGGCAAGTATGGTGTCCCCGTGACGACCCTTGGCCTGAAGCGCCTTAGCAGCATCTGCCAGGCCGCCGCTCTTCATTGCCATGGGCTCTTGTGGTCCGGGGCCCATGGCCTCTGGAGAGACGTTCTGTACCTGTTGAATGCGTTGTTCGTTCAACGCCGCCAACAGAGTGGTAATAAATGATTGATCAAACTCAGGTGGGAAGTCACCTTCATCAATAGCACCCTCTTCAATACCCGCACGAATCACTTCCTTGTACTGGTCGGGATACTGCATCATGTACTCAAGCAGCGTAATAAACGCCTCTATCTCGCTGGGCTTGAGGTTAAGTTGCGATAACGAAGAGCCAATGGCAGTTTTGTACTCGCCAAAGGCTTGGGGGTTGGTCTCCTGCATGGCAGAAGATGCCGCGTTGTACGCGTCTAAGCTTGAGACGTAGCCCTGTGGGGGTTGTTGCTGTTGTTGCATGGGCATGGGAGCCGCCATGATGCCTTCATTCGCCATGATTATCCTTTCCAGTTGATGCCAAAGGCCTCGTGGGCCGCGCGCCGGGAAAGGACGCGAATATGGCTGTAATTATGTCGCATTTCACTAGTTCCTGTCTATCTCTAGATAGGACAAATAAAAGTGACACGTAGCTAACAAAGATTCAACCTTAAGCACGTCCCCTGCTTCTAGGACGCAAGGCACTCCGTTAAACACGTCCATGGTTGAATCAGGGGCAAGAGCGTAATTTTTAAGCAGAAAATGTTCGGTTCCAGTGCCGTTGGTGAACTGAGAAACGGTTACATTGGTCCGCGATGCGTTGGCATTGGTTACCCGCAGAGAACGCAAAACAGCCGTATTAGCGTCTGGGGCTGTGTAAAGCGTGGTTTCAGTGGCCGCGCTTGGAACAGAAACTTTTCTAAAATATTTATTGGCCATGGCTAACTCAAGTTGGAAACATACTGTAAGGTGGCAATAACCGAAGGTGTTGCCGGCCTGGTCGGAGAAGCCCCAGCAACAAGATGCTCTAATCTTACTGCCGAATCTGTTACATGCCACATGATTTCAACGTAATCTCCGGCGTTGAGGTCTACGTAAAAGTTCAAAGCAGTAATTAAATGCCCATCAATTCCGCCATGACTGTTTGGAACTGAAAATCGACTATTACTGTTACTGATGTCTGTCCCGTTTTTTCTAAACCAGATGTCAATGTCATGAATTTGAACATCCGTATTTGTAACTTGGGCACTAAATTGGAGATTGTAAATTCCAGCATAGTCAACCGTTATTTTTGAAGGAAGGTCTCCAGTAATTGTTGTGCTAGTAGCCTCCTGAGAGATGCTTACTGTGTAAGTTCCAACTCCACCTGAACCAGTGCCAAAGGCCGTGATCCGTGTTCCAGCAGTCACGCCGGTGCCTGTGATTTGCATGCCCAAATAAATAGTGCCGGAAGTGATTGCAGAAACAGTCATCACTGTGCCCGCTCCAGGAGGAGTGCCATCATCAATCGTTGCAGTAAATACGGCGGTGTATGACGACACAAAAACCCCATTAGAGTAATCTGTTGTGTCATATCGCATGGCGTAAGCAGATGTAGTCGAGCCATCCAACTGATCCGTGGAGTCTTGGAATGCCCCATAAGGCAAGAGAATTCCCTGCACTCCCTGCTGCCCGGGTCCTCCTGGTCCTCCTGCAAACCAAGAAGTTGCAGCAGCCTGATCCTGATCAACTACCGACGCATAGGTATTATTTAATTGAAGAATAATTTGCTCAAGAGAGCGAACAAGCTGATTAAACTGAGATGGGTCGTATGCGGCCGATGCATTGGGCAGGCGCACATTGGTAATCTTGCTCATCTCAAACCATCAGGCTGAATGTCAACACGTAACGTTCCATAGCGCCAATTGGTGTCTATTGCATTGCTCTCAATGCGCAAACTGATCTGTCTCCCCCTTGCACGAGTATCCACCTTCTGCGTGTTCGGGGCGATGATGTATGGGTCCAAGGAGCTTGGGCTTGCACTGGCCTGTGGGTAGGGACGCAACAGTAAATGCACTGTCAAGTTGCCTTCTTGGTTCTTGAAGTCGGGGATGAAACGCTTCATGAAGAGCATCTGGTCGCCGTCTCCAATGTCAAAGTAGCCAGACTTCACATAGGCAGTGATTGCACTTCCATTACCGTTCTTGCCGTCCTCTTGGTTGTAAATCAAAGAACGACCTGCTGTCAGGCCGTTGATTGTGCTGATCGTGGCGGCAGTGCTATCTGGGAAGTACTCAGCAGCGGTTGGCTTGGAATAAGTCCCCAAGTCAGTCCATGCAGTACGAGGCATTGATCCAATGGACCACACGCCCTCTAAATAGTTGAACGTGACAAATCGATCAATATAGTCGGATGCCGCTGAACAATACCACCAGGTAACCTCGTTGAACTGTGTGTTAACACCAATATTTACCTTTTCGCTTTGGACAATGTTAATGTCTTTAAACACGTAATCCTGCACTGTACATGCAAGCTTTTTCGCTGTTCCATCGAACATGAAGAACGCATCTTTGCTCATCCAATAGGCTACGCCGTTTACGTCAGCAGAAGCATGAGGTGCTATCAGGCCGCAGTTTGAGCCAAGTTGTTGGAATCCAAAAGTGTAGGGCGGTCCGATGTACTGCATGCCATGCAAAGCAGTATCCGTCCAAATCAATATCTGACCTCTAGAGCGGTCAGCAGAGACGATGTAGTTGCCGTCCGTGAGCCGTTGTCCGCCGGCCGTATTTATCGCACTCTCAACAAAACTGTTGATGTCCTCCTGATTGGAGAAGCGCACAAACATCGGGTCCTGTGTTGAGGGCGAGCCGATCGTGGACTCCGTACCGAAGCACACCAGGTGCCTGTCAGGGGTGGACACTACTGCGTAAGTGCTCTTCGTGGGCGCACCAGATATGGCCGTTGCGCGCACATTAACACCTGAACTTGTGTCAAACAAATAAATAGGGCCGTCCACAAGTTGGCATATAACGTCTTCACCAAAATTGTCAAACTGCCATACCCGCGAATCAAGAGCGATGGAAGCGGATGCCGGTCTTGGTGTCCCCCAAGTACTCAAGTTCCACGTCCCTACGCCCCAGCCGTAGTCCGATGTACCGACATCACTTCCTACGTTTATCTGATATGCGGCATTTGCAGTGCCTGCGGCGTTAATAGTTGACGTAGCAGCGGCCGGAGAAATAATGGTGTATTCATTGTTATTTTTGATAAATTGAATCTCAAACTCACCCGTCAAACTGGCGTTAGAGATGCCGCCAGGATCGCCGGTCACAGTGGAGAACGTCACAAAATCTCCGGCAATGCAGCCGTGCGCCGTGTCATTCACTGTGACCGTGGTGGACGTATCAATCGTGTCAAAAGTAACCCCAACTGCTGACCTACGGATAGGGGTAATGTCTCCATATAAAGAACCATACAGGGCATACAGTTTTCTATTGGTACCCACAATCATGTAGGGCGCGCCATCCAAAGCATTCCACGTGTATATCTCGCTGATCATGCCTACCAAGTAGGCAGCAGTTCCATTAAATTGTGTCCAGCCTCCTATCTTTTCAGGAAGGCCATAACGAAAGCGCACGTAGTCCGAGTCAATCCAGCCGCCTTCAGCGCCGTATTCAGTGTTTTGTTTGTCTACACCAGGTTTGAGAACTATTCGTGCGAGTGCCATGGCTTATCTAAATCCTGCTGTTTTCTTTGCAATCTTCTTTGGTTGCGCCACAAACTGTTTTCCTTTGGCCTTGCCTGCTCGCTTTGCCTTTGTTGTAGCAGCATACTCTGCTGGTGACAAAGACTTGATTGCGGCCTCGGGGAGATACCGCTCGCCAGTTTTAGACGAGGGCTTGCCTGACTTGGTTCGCCATTTCTGGTCGCCCCAAGATTTTAAGGATTGTTGTGGTGCTTTCAATCTCGGTAGCCTCCGCCAGCAGCTTTATATTTCTTAGCCACAAGCTGGGCTTTTCTGGCTGACCATTCTCCAGCGCCTGTGCCGTGGGTCGCGGCTGCCTTGACCTGAGACACAATCTTTTTACGCAGGCTCGGCTTGGTGTAGTTTCCAGCGGCGTTAACAGTAGATTTTTTTGCTGTTTTCTTCATTTTGTGGCTTTATCATGCAACCAATCCAGGGACATATTGCGTTTTACCAGCGACTTTCATGGCGGTCAACTCCTGCTTCTTTAAGTTGTCTGGGTTGTAACTCACATGCACCCAACCACTGTCAGGAATGC